TACAACTTTAGGAACACATGAATTTACCGAAGGACAATCAGTTGTCATCGCAGGATGCCTTAGCCCATATAACGGAACTCGCACAGTATTGGCTGGCGATCTTACAGATACTACCTTTACAGCAGCGATCACAAATGCAAATGTATTGGAAGCTAATGTCATTCCATCCGGAACTGCTACCTTATCAAATGCAACGACTTATGTCGGAAACGCAGCAGTCGAAAGCGCAATCTACACAGTATCAGTAAATGTGTTTCAAGCAAGATTATCAAGTGGCGGTCAAATCGAAGGTGTAGATTTTACAGCAACACCATTTAAGATGGGTCGCAGTCTTTACAATACTTGCGTTGGATTATTAGGATCTTACATTGATCCCGAAGGCATGTGTCAATAGTGCCAGCCTCAACAATTCTTTCAGCAGTTCGCACACCACTTGCCACAGCTTTAGCCGGTGTTGCTGGCAATGTCTACGCTTTCGTGCCAGAGTCGCCTGTCCCACCATGCGTGGTTTTAGTTCCAGATTCACCTTACCTTGAATTAGAAACAATAAACAAATCTACTATTCATGCAAAGATCAATTTTACAATATCAGTTGCAGTTGCATATAACAGCAATCCTGCATCGCTCGACAATATCGAGCAGTTAATCATGAGTGTTCTGGCAGTTATCCCAACCGGATATGTTGTCAGCTCGGTCGAAAGACCAACAGTATCGCAAGTTGGAGCATCGACATTGCTTATTGCAGATGTTCGAGTTTCTACCTACTACACACAAACCGCATAAGGAGAAATCATGGCAACCACAGTAATTACCGGTCGTGATATTTCGTTGTCTTTCACAGGTGGAACAGACATCGAAGCACAAGCGACCAACGCAGTATTGACAAAAGTCAATGAGCGACAGACCTATCAAACACTTGATGGCGAGGCTTACAAGACCACAAACATTTCTGGAACATTCCAATTGGATATGTTGGCAGATTGGGGCAAGGCAAGTTCAGTTTGTGAGGCTCTATGGGCAGCTGCTGAAACAGCACCAGACACAGACATTTCAATTACACTTACAACTGCAACTGGAGCGCAATTTGTGTTTCCAGTAATGCCAGAGTTTCCAACAGCCGGAGGATCTGGAGTAGATGCGCAAACTGTGTCATTTACTTTCAAAGTTTCTAAGGGTGCGGTAGTCGAAACATTTAGTTAAAATCTAACAACGGGAGCAAAATGAAACTACCAATTACAATTGAATATAACTCAGGCGAGCAAGCAACATACATTGCCCAACCGCCTGAGTGGGCGAAATGGGAAAAACAAACTGGTCATACGATTGGACAAGCTAAAGAAAAACTTGGCATGTGGGATCTTATGTTTTTGGCATACAACGCACACAAGCGTGAAAGTGCCGGAAAGCCAGTTAAACCTTTTGAGGCTTGGATGGAAACAATCAGCGATGTAATCGTTGGTGATGCAGACCCAAAAGCCATAAAGCAGGAAGCCTAAGCAGATTATTGGTTGAGTTGGCAATAGCCACACAAATACCAATGAGCGAGTGGGTTGAAGCAGAGGATATTTTAACAGCAATAGAGATATTGGAGAAACGGAATGGCAACTAGCACCGAACCTCTAATAGTCTACGACAAAAGAGAACTGGCTTCATTTGCCAAAGTAATCAGAAACATGAGCGATATTGCTGTTGAAGAAACTAAACGCAGAGTTGGCGAATTAGCACAAAGAGAATTAAACGAAATTCGTAATGTTGCCAAATCAAGAGGCAAAGTTTCTGATCGTGTTGCTCAAGGCGGTAAGGTTAAGAAATCCTCATTGCTTGGCGAGATCTCATTTGGATTTGCTTCACAAAGATTCTCAGGTGGCGCAACAACTCAATTTAACACCCGCAATGATGTCAAAGGTAATCGTAAAGGTATTGGAGCAGGATCAGAGTTTGGTTCTGGTAAGTATCCACAATTCCCAAGATGGTCAGGACCAATGCCTAAAGGGCCGGGTTCAAGAGGTTGGTTTATTTATCCAACTATTAGACATTTACAACCTACTATTATTAAGGAATTTGAAGAAATCATTTTGGATATAAAAAAGGAATTTTCTGATGGCAAGTAATAGTAGAACATTAACGCTTGCCTTAGCAGCTGACATTGATGGCTTAAAAAAAGGTTTAGATGATGCTGGTAAAATAGTCAATAAATCTGCCGATCAAATTTCTGATTTTGGCAAGAAAGCAGCGTTAGCATTCGCAGCTGTTGGAGCAGCAGCCACAGCATTTGCAGTATCAGCTGTAAAAGCAGCAGCAGAGGATGAAAAGGCTCGCAAGTCTTTAGAACAAACAATTCGCTCAAGCACAAAAGCAACTGAGGATCAAATTGCTTCTATTGATCAATATATTACAAAACAATCAATTGCTACTGCAACAACTGATGATGTTCTAAGACCTGCATTTGCTCGCTTAATTCGATCAACAAATGATGTTGCAAAAGCCCAAGAATTATTGTCATTATCTCAAGAAATTGCAACTGCTACTGGGAAACCACTTGATGTAATCACAAACGCTTTGGGCAAAAGTTTTGATGGGCAAAATACAGCACTAGGCAAACTTGGCTTAGGTATTGATGCCACTACCCTCAAGACTAAATCTCATGAGGAAATCATGCAGATGCTTAAGGGAACTTATAAAGGTTTTATTGAGAATGAGGCAACAAACGCTGAATTTAAGATGAGGCAATTAGAGATTGCATTCTCTGAAACAAAAGAACAAATTGGAACAGCCTTGCTCCCAATCATGAAACAATTTGCTGATTATTTGCTTGCTGTCGTTGTGCCAAATGTTCAGGCATTAGCTGCTGGCTTAACTGGTCAAACAGGTGTTAATGCAGGAATTACAAATGCAACTCGTGGTGCTTATGAGTTTGGACAACAATTAAAATCAACAATTGAATTTGTTATTAGCATCAAAGATGAATTGTTGATACTTGGTGGCATCATTGCAACTGTATTCGTAGCCAATAAAATAATTGCATTTGTGGCAGCAATTCAAACATTGATTACAGCAATGGTGGCTTTGAGAGCAGCAGCAACCGCTGCAAGCGTAGCAACTGCTTTTGCAACCGGTGGAGGATCTATCGCTGCTGGTGCTGTCGCTTTGGCTGCTGCTGGCATTGCAACCGGAGTTGTGAGTAGTGCTGTTTCTGGAGGCAATGCTGCAAACGCTGCATCAACTGCTACAGCTGCCCAATTGAGTGCTGGAGCAGCAAGGGCTGGCACCACAGTAAATAACATTACAGTTCAAGCAATTGATAGTGAAGGTGCTGCAAGAGCAGTCGCAAAGGTATTAAATCAAAGCGCATCAAGATCAGTTCCACAGCTTTATAACTCAGGCATAAAGGGCGGATAATGACAGTCTGGAATCCCGACTGGAAACTGACTGTTGCCGGTGTCGATTACACAGACATTGCAATCAGCGACATAACTCACCAATCAGGTCGTGATGATATCTATACGCAACCCAACCCATCTTATTTACAAATTAGCCTTGTTGCATTATCTGGACAAACCTTGCCATTTGACATCAATGACAGTTTAAGTTTGCAAGTCAAAGACAGTTCAGCAACTTATGTAAATCTATTTGGTGGCGACATAACTGACATCACAGTTGAGGTTGCACAAACTGGACAGATTGCCACAGTTATCTCTTACACAATTCTTGCAATGGGTGCGCTTGTCAAACTAGCAAAAGAGATCTACAACGGCACTCTTTCACAAGATGAGGATGGCAACCAGATTGAAACGCTGTTGGAAAGCGTGTTGCTTGGATCTTGGAATGATGTGCCATCTGCAACAACTTGGTCAGGATACGATGCAACTGTCCAATGGCAATATGCAGAAAATCAAGGGCTAGGAGAGATTGATACTCCGGGACTTTACACAATGGAAAATCGAGCAGCTGATCCTAACACTATTTACAACATTGCAAGTCTTATCGCCAACTCAGCATTTGGATATTTATATGAGGACAATGAAGGCAACATTGGTTATGCAGATGCAGACCACAGACAAACTTACTTGCTTGCCAACGGCTATGTTGATCTTGATGCCAATCATGCATTAGGTCAAGGGCTTTCAACTATCGTTCGAGCAGCTGATCTACGCAATGACATCTATATCAACTATGGCAACAATTTTGGATCACAAAAAACTGCAACATCGCCAGAGTCAATTGCTTTATACGGCTATAAAGCCGAAAGCATCAACTCAGTCATTCATTCAGCTGTAGATGCTCAAGAGGTTGCAGATCGCTACATTGCACAACGAGCCTTTCCATTGCCAGCATTCCAATCAATAACTTTCCCAATTACAAATCCAGAGATTGACAATAGTGATCGGGATAGTTTGCTTGGCGTATTTATGGGGCAACCACTTAACTTAAAAAACCTACCGGATCAAATATCAGGCGGTGAGTTTGAAGGGTATGTTGAGGGCTGGTCATGGAGCACTAGATTTAACGAGTTATTCCTAACGCTCAATTTGTCGCCTGTAGCATTTAGTCAGGTTGCAATGCGTTGGAATACTGTTCCAATAAATGAAACATTTCAAACGATAGATCAAACTCTGACATGGGAATACGCTACAATCGTATCCTGAGAATAGGACAATATGGCAACCACTACCAATTACGGCTGGACAACACCAGATGACACAGCTCTGGTCAAGGATGGCGCATCTGCAATTCGCACACTTGGCTCATCTGTTG